TATTGGATAATTCCATACATCATTCTTAGCAATGAACCAACCTTCTGCTACATTACCCCATATTCTTTTCATACCAGCTGCTGCAATAACCTTATCATTAATTAATCCTGTAAATGCTAAATGCTCTTGTTCTAAATCCATACATTCTTTATTGTTATCACTAATAATAAATGATGCGTCTTTCTGTGTAAGCATGTGGTTCATTTGTGATTGCATTATTATTTTACCATGATCTTGTTTATAAGGAATTATAATTAATTTATTAACCATCATTTGTAATCAATTCTGGGTATAACGATAAAACTGTTAAAGGTAAAGGTTGAGTTTGACGTACAAATATAAAACCATCAGTTTCATAGTTACCTCTAAACTCTACTTCCTTATCACCTGTAAATACTGGGATAGCTTGATCCATAGGATTAGCAGAAGATCTAAATGGAATAGATTCCATATTAGATAAGTTTGGACCAACTTCAACACCCACTGACTCATAAAGTCTAACTGTAATATTGTATATTCTTTTTGTCTTACCTTGAGATGTGCCATTTTGAGCTCCAGCATCTAATCTCATAGTTTGTAATATAGATGAATAATGTAAACCTACTTTAACTTTAGTAGAAGATCTAGTTAAAGTAATAGATCCATTAGTTACAGTTCTATCAGAATGAGTTGAACCATTTGCAAGAACAGATACAACCTGTCCCTCAAGATGATCTAAACCAGAAATAGTAGTTGTAGCACTACCTGAATAAGCAAGTTGTGAATCTAAGAAATTAAATTCTGTATTATCATCTTTATTAAAATCAAATTCATTTAGGTATTCTACATAACGTCTTGTTACACCATTAATGGTACGTTTAATAATAACCCATGTTTGATATTCTTTGTCATCTGTTGGAATAGTTGCAACAGATTCGCATACAGCATTACCTGTGCTAAATGCACCACCAAATATATGTCTATGCCAAGCAACAACTTGTTGTTCTCTTTGATAAGTTAAACCAGCTAACTGACCATCTTGTCTTACAGCCCAGATAATTTGATTAGGTTCTTGTTGGTAAGATAATTCATTAAAACCAGTTTCAGAAATATGTTCTGCTAAAATTGTCAAGTCAGGTGCAACATAACCATCAACATCAAAGTTATAAGCTAGTTCTCTAATCTTTCTTTTAGCACGTTGTAAAAATAAAGTTACGTTACCAACTGGAATAGGATCTACGTTTGCACAACCATTGTTAGATTGTTTTTTAATTATTATATTTGTTGGAGTTACAGGATCATCACCACCTCCCCCTGATACTGAAAATTCTCCTCCTACAGTTCCTACAATTAAAATTCTTGTAGAAGATAAAAATTTAATTGCATTTACTTGATCAGAAGCAATAGTGTAAACAATAGCATCATCATCTGCTATAGTTCCATGATAATTATCATCCATGTTTTCATAATCACCTGATTTAGAAAAATATAATGTTTGTGGATTTTCTTTTGTTCCAGCAAACACTAAACGCTGTTCATAAAAAGTTATGCAAGAAGGATAACCAGTGGTATCTGAGAAAGCTCCTAATGCAAAATCATCTGTAGGATCAATATTTAAACTAACAACTTTTTCATCTTTTTCATGTGTTGTTGCTGTTGTGCTATTTGCTCCACGAGTACAACCTGTAAATTGAAATGGTGATGTTGATGTTTTTCCTGTGTATGTTATTTGCTCTTCTTTAATTAATATTGTTCCAGTTGCAGGAAATGGTGAAGTGTCATCAACATCTATAGTCGTTTCTGTGCTATCTAAATGTTCTGCTGTTTCTGTTGAGCTTTTTGTTGATATAGGTTCTATAACATCAGCCACAACAACTAAGGAACTTGTAATACTTACTATTTTTGCAACTCCCTTACCTATACCAATATGAATTAATCTACCTACATCAGTAGATAAAAAACCTTGATCATTATTAATACCAACAACATCTGATGCTGTAATTGTAATTCCTTTACCAGTTGCAGCACTAGCTGTTAATTTTGTTACTTCAATATTATGATCTAAAAATGGTCCATTAACAAAATCTATTTCTTCTAATGTCCAAGAAGTATGTCCAGTTCTTGATAATTTTTTAACTGGGTAATTAGGATGAACAATATACATCACGTCTGCTGATTGTGCGAATTTTAAAGTTTCTAAATCTGCAGTTAAATAAGTTGTTGGTATTTCATAAACTACATTAAATACTCCACCAGAAGCATAAGCTGTAAAAGATGTAGTATTTACGTTGTTACCATCTATATTTTGTAATTCAAATGTAGTTGCTGTTTTATTTGCTACTTTAAATCTTTTACCATTAACTTGTGTCATTCCAACAACACCAGAAATAACAATAGTGCTTCCATTAGTTATATCTGTTGTTACACCTCTAACAACAATGGTAGCTGATTGAGGATTATCTAATGTACCTGTTGTAGTAAATGCTGCTGGATCATCTGTTTGACCATCTACTTGTTTTGTTGCTGTTGCTAATCTACAATGAGTTGTTGAAGAAGAAGAAGTGTTTCCAGTTGTTAATAAACCAGAATATCCAGTTGGTGGTACAGTAAAATCATTATTAGATTGTCTTGTTGTACATGCAGCAATAAATAAATTTTTAGTTGAACTCCAAGAAGTTGTTAATGATGGTGGATCATTGACGTTAGTTGCTGCAAATGCAGCTTCAGGTGTTCCAGTGTAATTAGATATTCTATAAGTAATAGCTGAAACATGACCAGATGTTAATGTTACATTAACAATAGATCCTTCTGTTCCATTAGAAACTTTATAAAAAATATAAGAATTTCCAGTAGATGATCTTGTTGAAAGTAAAGTAAAACCAGTAGGAGTTGTTACTGTACTAGTTGATCCTGATTTAAAAACCATTATTAATAAATCACCAGAAACAATATTTGCTGGCATTGTTACTGGAGCTGTTGTTACTGCAGATCCAGCTGAGTTATAAAGAGCTGTTGATTCAATTACTGGATAAGATGTTGTTACAAATGATGCTGTAACTACACCTGGGTTTGCTTGAGTAATTCCTGTGATTGTTTTATTTGATTCTAATACTGCACCACTATCTTTATAGAAACGAATATACTGATTACCAAATTCTAAAATATAAGTTTGTTCAGTTGAGAATTGAAAAGGAATTAATCTTGTAAATGCAGATGATGTTTTAACCTCAGCTACAAAGTTTGTTCCTGGTCTTCTTGCTGCTGCACCATGAGGATACACAACCATGTTTTGTAAAGTCTTACAACCAGATGCGTATTTGGCTAGATCATTTCTACCATCTAAACGTGGTGATAATTCTCCACCTGTAAAGTTTGTTAATTGAACAGCAACTCTAGCCATGGTTTTTAAAACCTAGAGTTGATAAACGTATTTGAATCTACTACAGATGCCATACCCATTTCTTGATCTGTGTTATATCCTTCTGTTGAATCTACGAATCTAGCATCTTTTAATTTTTCTTGATATAAAGCATACATATTTTGTGCTACTGGATTAGATGATGTTACTGCATAAGCAATATCAGCAGCTAGTGCAGAACTTAATACTTCTCTAAGTAATTCATCATATTCATTAGGATCTTCAACTCTTGATATATATAATATTTTCATAGAAGTAGAATGAGATAAAATCTTTCTACCTTCTACAACGTGATCAGATTCGTAATCTAAAATTTTAATTAATCTTAAGCAATCTGATGGTAGTGTAAATTGTTTGGTAAATCCCCAAGCTGGTGCTTCTGTATCAGCTGGTAGTTGAACTCGTTTTAATAAACAGTTCCAAGGGTGATGTCTAAATACAGCATCTCTTACATTTAAGAATCTAGCATTGCAAAGTCTTGCATTCTTAGAATCTTCTGTAAGTGTTAAAATTGTAGATGCACCTAATTGATTTAAAGCTCCGTTACAAATTTCTACTACTGATGCCATATTAGTCTTTCTTTACTACAATATTGTATTTTTGCCAAATCTCTTCTTGAGATAATCCTTGTTCATCTTCTTTTTGTTTATTTTTTGAATTAATCTTATTTTGTTTAATAATCTCAACTAATGCGTATCTATAAACATCGCTAGATCCATTCCATTCAAAGTGTAATAGATGTTTAGGTTCTGCATAGATTTCTAATAATCTTGGATCAAAATCACTTAGAGTCATTTTTAATAATGTACTTTCTTCTTAATTGTCTTGGTTTAACTTTAGCAAAGATCTCAGCTTCTGTAAGTTCTAAGTCTTTATCAAAACCATGATGTGCAGTTGATGTATGTTTAAATCTATCAACTAGAACAT